GGTTGGGGTACCGGTTCCGGCCGGTATGCGTATCCAGCCAGTCGGGCAGTCGAACAAGTCATACCTGGTGCGTTGTAGTGCAACGCAACAGTCAGGGCGTTGGGAGACACTCGAGGGGAACACTGAAATATCGAGGACGCGACTTGCCCTTAGGGACAGGGAGCTGGTGCGAAAAGGTGGGCCAATGTTAAAAGCACTGTTGTGTTTTAACAGAGCTGACGATGTTGCGGAGGTGTATTCCACCTTGTTTGCAGCCGTTGAATCAGTGAAGACGATGGCCGCCATTGGTTATCAAGCCAATGAGAAAAAGCAGATCGTGAGCAGGAGGGCTACAATATACTTTCGGATCATATATGCGAATGGCTCGATGCGTGGCATGCCCGCGCGAAGTGTCTATTCGATATTGACCGGTCCAACTGCAAAGACTGCTGGCAAGTTGCCCCATAACGTGGCCATCATTAAGGCGGTCGCGACGAATTGCGAAAGGGCGGTACGTAGAGGTCTAGAGCCAAGCCTGATGGTGAGGCTCTATTTCGAAGTCTCAGCGTACTATTCTTGGGTTACACTCCAGTTGGAACCAAACGGTACGGCACCAATTAGGTTTTCAAAGGAAGAAGTTAAGAGCCTGAAGGGCATTAATGGTGTATGTATCACTAAGACTAAGCTAAGCTTTCGTATCCGACGGGAGGTGCTCGAAGCAGCACCGAGTGAAGGAGGACTTGGAGTATTGAGGCCTGGCGTGACTTGGTACTCTAGCAAGTACGGTGGTTCGAAACCCATGTTTACGAAACAACTCGAGGAGTTGCAGCGTGCATTGGACAAGACCACGATGCGGGGGCCGGAAACCCCTGGTGCAGTCGAACAAGCGGATAGTGTTGCCGCTTATCTAGGTAAATCCTTGGGTGTACGGATACCACCTGAGGCGACGGAACAATACCGTAGCGACCTACGACGCGACGTGATAGCCGCAGACGGTAGTGGACTCTCGCACATGGTTATGCGCAGGATATCACTATTGTCATGTTGTAGGTGGCCACGGAGGACACGTGTGAAGGGTAACCTCACCGTGGCTGGTTTAAATCGAACAGTCTGCGAAGCCGTGCAGGAGGCGATCAGCATACGAAACGAAGTTACCGCAGCGAAGGATGATGGCAGTGTAACGTGGGACGTGGTGTCGCGACGTTGTGGAGCGTTTCGCGGCCCACCGGCCTACGGATGCCTCAAGAAGCTGTGGAATGGCTTCGGCCAGTATGTAGTACGCCACCTATCCGGTCACGAGCTCAATGAGTTCGTGGATGCTGTTATGCGGTATGCCAGTACGACGCGCGAACTCAGCGCCACACTGAGTGATGCGTTAGGTCGGAAATTTCTGTTGAAATACCTATTGGGCGAGTATGAGCCCATCTCAATGGCCACAGTGCAGTTACCAGCTGGACTACAGCAATTTGCGAAGTCCATCTTTCGTAATCACTTTCTTCAGCGGCTCGAGACTTCCTGTGGAAGTATCACGACAGCTGAGAACTGGCTGGAGACTCTGGAAGCCGATGTTATGTGTACAGTGATGGAGGCACTTTATGTGCTTGCGCCTGAGCTGTTGTTGAATTGAGGAGTTCAAGTCGCGTAGTGCGTTATGACTACGCGTGCTCCTAGCAGGTTGCTGGAAAAGTTCCGAACC